GGCGGCCGTAGGCGGCTACTCACCCAACAGCGCCGGGTTGGGCGCGTCAATGATTGGGCAGTATTACACCTACCAAGAGGGTGACGCACGCAACCGCGCAGTAAGTGTGCCGACAATTAACAGAGCGCGTGACCTTATGGCCAGCGTTATCGGTTGCATGCCGTTGCGTATGTATAACGAAATGTGGAATGGCGACGAAATGGAAAAGGTGCCGTTAGCGCCGCGCACATGGTTGCGGCGACCTGACCCGACCGTACCGTATCAATTCCTCATGTCGTGGACTTTTGATGACCTTTTGTTTTTTGGGCGCGCTTTTTGGTATATCACTAGCCGCACAGCTGACGGATACCCAGCCAGCTTTACCCGCTTGCCTGCGGGGTCAATCACCACGACGGATATGGTCGGGCCTGTCTGGTTCGCACCCTCAAAGCAAGTGTTTTTTAACGGCGGTCAACTAGACCCCAACGATTTGGTGCAGTTTCTCAGCCCGTCGCAAGGTTTGATTTACGCGGCACCGGGCGCCGTCGAAACCGCGTTACGGCTTGAGGCCGCACGCCACCGCAACGCAACCAGCGCAATACCGGCCGGAATACTCAAACAAAAAAGCGGTGAACCGTTAAGCGCGCAAGAGCTTGGCGACCTTGCGGCGGCGTTTAATGCGGCGCGCGCAACCAACCAAACCGCGGCGCTGAACGAACATTTGGACTACCAAGAAACGTTGACCAGCCCTGACAAAATGCTTTTGATTGAGAGCAGCCAATATCAAGCGCTTGAGGCCGCACGTTTGGCCAATGTGCCGCCCTATCTAGTTGGTGTTTCCACCGGCGCGTATTCATATCAGAGCGCACAGCAGGCGCGTGCAGACCTTTACATTTTTGGTGTAAAAATTTATGCTGACGCAATCGCGCAAACCTTGAGCATGGATAACGTTCTGCCGCGCGGCACTTATGTGGAATTTGACGCAGATGACTATTTAGAAGAAAACTACGTGGCCGACCGCGAAGATGAGCCGAAAGAAAACACTCAACAGCGATTGGCTGACCGCTAATGCCGTACTACGTGACAAACAATGCGCGCGGTTGTGATGATTGGGCTGTTGTCGATATTGACGGCGAGCTCATCGGGTGCCATGACACCAAACAGCAAGCCATTGACCAAATGGTTGCCGTTTCACAAAGCGAGGGCATTGAGCCGGGCGGCGAGCTGAGCGGCCCAAAACCCAAAATTGATTTACACAAGAGAGGCACACACATGATTAAATTGCACGCTCAACAATTCAGCGTTGACAAAAACAGTGAGGGCATGCCGCGCCGCACAATCAGCGGCGTTGCCGTGCCCTATAACACGTTTGCCGTGGTCACTGACAACACTGAGGTGATGTTTAAGCCGGGCAGCCTGCCCGTTGACGGTAAAGCACCGCGGCTGTTTATGTACCATGACGCCAGCCAGCCCGTTGGTGTGGTTACCGAGCGCGTAGAAACGCCAGAGGCCATGCTTTTTAGCGCCAAAATCAGTGCCACCACGCTTGGCAATGATGCGCTGGTTATGGCCGCTGACGGCACCATTGACCAAGTAAGCGTTGGCGTAAACCCCACAGAATTCAGCTTTGATGAGGCTGGCCGCATGATTATTACGGCGGCTGATTGGGTCGAATTGTCGCTAGTGCCCGTAGGGGCTTTTGGTGACGCGGCCAACATCACGAAAGTGGCGGCAAGTATCCACCACGCCGCGCCTAGTATCGGCAATACTGAACAGGTGACCGAAACGGAGACACAGACCATGACCACCGAAACCACCGCCCCCGCCGCAATCATTGAGGCAACCGTGCCAACCGCGCCACTGCCAGCGGCCCCCAAGCGCAAATTCGATTTGCCGACCGCCGCGGAATATCTCGCCGCTATCCACATTGGTGGCGAAACGTTGCGCAACGTGCAAGCAGCCGTTAAAGAATTTGTCAACGGCAAGCAGAGCGCATTGCAGGCCGCCGCTGGCGACACCCTCACCACTGACACGCCCGGTTTGTTGCCGGTGCCGGTGCTTGGCCCGGTGTTCCAAGACCTCAACTACATCAGGCCCGTTGTCGCAGCCGTTGGCGCGCGCGCAATGCCAGACGCCGGAAACAGCAAAACGTTCATTCGCCCAACGTGGACAACTCACCCCAGCGTTGCAGCACAATCACCCAGCGAGCTCTCGCCGGTCAGCGCAACCACCCCGGTGATTGCCTCAAACGTGGTGACCAAGACCACGCTCGCCGGACAAGTGACGTTGTCGGTGCAAGACATCGACTTTACAAGCCCGGCCGCGCTGCAAATCATTTTGCAGGACTTGGTTGGCCAATACATGCTCAAGAGCGATGACATTGCCGCCGATGCAATTACCAACGCCGCAAGCGCGTCAGGTGCAACGTGGACAGTGACCGCAAATGACCCGTCAACGCTCATTGCCGCAATGTATGACGCTGCAACCGACATTCTGAACGCCACCAACTTTTTGCCAGACCATGTGTTTGTTTCCCCAGACGTGTGGCAGAAACTTGGCAGCCAGCTTGACGCCGACAAGCGCCCGGTGTTCCCGTACACCGGCGCTGCTGGTCTTATGGGTGTCAACGGATTGGGCGCGGCCAACATCACCGTTGCCAACACGTTTAACCCGTTCGGCCTCAACCTTGTCGCTGACCGCAACTTTGCCTCTGGCACGCTTTACGTTGCGCGCGGCGCCGCGATTGAGTTTTATGAGCAGGTTCGCGGCCTTATGTCCGTCGAAGTGCCCGGCACGCTCGGCCGCACGTTCAGCTACTACGGCTACGTGGCAACATTCATTGCAGATGCCGACATGGTGAAATACATCGTCGTTAGCTGATAGCGAGGCCCCCAAATGGCGGCCTACACCGTCACATTTAAGCAACTAATTGACAACTACGCGGTGCTGCAAACGCTCACCGTCAATGAGTTAGAGGTTGGTCGCTCATTTACCGTGACCGGTGTAGGCGCGCCGTTTAATGGCACGTTTACGGTGTATGCGTTGCCCCAATACCTGTTTATCGGCACCGACACCGAGGGCGACCTACTGTTTGACGTTGACATACCCGTTGCAAACCAAGTGCTGTTTGCGTGCACGGCCGACAACGTTGACCGCACAGCCGCCACCGGCACCCTGACATTTACCCCCGTTTGCACATGGATTACGGCCACACAAATTGAGGATTGGCTAGGTATCGGCACCGCGACCGCGGCCGACACCACGTTTTTAACCCAATGCGCAAGCGCAGTCAACCAAATGGCGTGGCGCCGCCGTTTTGAGGCGGGCTACTTTGACAGCCTGACCACAAGCCCCAGCGCTGACGTAACGCTAGGCGCAATCATGTGGGGTGGCGCGCTGTATCGTGCCCGCGGCTCAATAGACACGTTTGCGAGCTTTACCGAAATGGGCACCGCCCCAACCGTAGGTTTGTCACCCATGATTAAACAGCTGTTGGGTATCGATAGGCCACAGGTCGCTTAATGCCGGTCAACTACACCGACCTATTTAACACGTGCCTAGACACGCTCAGCAACACGCTGAGCACCGTTACCGGGCTGCAAGTGGTCACAGACCCCCGCAATCTGGTGCCGCCCTGCGTACTCATCGGGGCACCCAGCTTTACGGCATTTAATTACAACGCCGTACGCATGACCTACCCGCTACAAATCGTGACGCTGGGGCCAAGCAACCTTGACGCCATGCGCTCATTGCTCAACATGTGCGCGCTAATACTGAGCAAAAATGTCGCCGTCACCGAGGGCAACCCGACCACGCTGGAAATAGGCGGCGTAAACCTACCCGCCTACAATTTGACCGTCGAAATGCGCAGCTCAACTACATGACCATGCTGAGCAAATTGTTGGTAATTAGCCCGCTGGTCGGCACCCCCGGCGAGGAATACATAGCCAAACCCGGCACTAACGTGCAGGCGTTGATTGACGGCGGGTTTATTTGCATGGTTGCCAGCGCCGTCGATGTAACTACGCTGGGCAAGGTATCCACCAAAACGGCACGCAAGGCACGTAAAGTAAAAACCACCACAGAGGAGTAACCGCCAATGGCAACTAACCAATATCTCAGCAACCCCGTGGTCACCGTGAACACTGTGGCGCTAACCGGGTTTTGCACCGCCGCCAGCGTCAATGTCCGTTTTGACGCGCTTGACAACACCACGTTTGGCCAAACCGACCGCACCTACGCAAAAGGTTTGGGCGACCATGAGTGCACGCTTACCTTGCTGTTGACCTACGCATCAGCAGAAACTTACGCCACCCTTGCCCCGTTGGTAGGCACCACAACCACGGTGATTGTCAAACCAACCAGCGCCGTTGATAGCGCCACCAACCCCGGCTTTACGCTGACCGGTACGTTTTTGGCTGAATTGCCGGTTATCAATGCAACGCTTGGCGAATTGCAGACAATCGACATTACGTTTCAGGGTGGCGTTTACTCAGCCGATACCACCAACCCGTAATAAATCTATAGCCAAAAGACAGAGGGGCCATGAAAATAAAATTGCGCGTCACCGTGACACCGGGCAGCGAGCCGGTAGAGGTCATTACGAATTTGCTGTGCATCACTGAATGGGAAAGAACCGAAAACCGTAAAGTGTCTGACGGTCGCGGTATCGGCATTGGCGATTTGGTGAGCTGGGCGTTTTTTATGTTTAAGCAATCAGGCCGCTTGATGCCGTATCAAACGGCGGCTGAATGGTTGCGCGCCAACCCTGACATGGAAATTGAGAGCGTTGACCAAACAAACCCAAACCCTACGGGCGCGGCAGCTACCGCCGCCAACTAGCAGAGGTTTTGGTAGCAACGGGCTTTTGGCCGCCCGATATCCCGTTTGACACGCGCGATTTAACTACTGTGGTAGTAGTGCTCAATAAGGCGGCGAAACAATGACGGTAAACACCACAATGGGCGTGTTTGGCGTCAAAGAGGCGCTTAAAGAGCTAAGAGAGATTGAGCCGGATTTGCGCAAGCAAATCAATGCGCGCGCTAAAGACGTTGTTAAGCCAGCTACTGACGCCATTAAAGCGCAGTACCCGCCGCGGCTGTTGTCGGGTATGGCGCGTGCTTGGCAGCAACGCGGCCGCGCGCTTTTGCCGTATGACCAGAGTGCTGCGCGCAAGGGTGTGACGGTCAAAATCAATACCAGCCGTAAAAGTACCAGCGTTATCAGCATTATTCAGAAAAACCCGGCTGCGGCCATTGTCGATATGGCAGGCAAGGCCGGTGGCACCAACGCACAGGGCGCGCGGTTTATCGCTGCACTAACGTCATTGTTTGGGTCACCGTCGCGCGTCATGTGGCCGACATATGAGAAAAATAACGATAAGGTCACGGACAACATGCGCGCCGTAGTAGATGACCTTATGGCCGCGGTTAATAAGCGGGTGCTCTAATGTCTGTTTTAATTCCGATTGTTAGCGAATTTGACAGCAAGGGCATTGATAAAGCGTTAAAAGAATTCCAGCAGCTTGAGGGCGCTGGCGCTAAAGCCGGGTTTGCGCTCAAAAAAGCCGTATTACCGGCCACGGCGGCTGTTGCCGGTTTGGCGGCCGGGTTGGGTGCAGCCACTAAAGCGGCTATGGAAGATGCGGCGGCGCAAGACCAGCTTGCTGGCGTGTTACGTCGAAGTGGTGCCGCAACAGATGAGCAGATTGCCGCCACAGAACGGTTTATTAGCGCACAGTCGCGCGCCACGGCGGTGGCTGATGATGAGCTACGCCCGGCGCTTGCCAGCCTTGTGGTTGCGGTAGGTGAGGCCAATTACGCACAAGATTTGTTAGTTAGGTCGCAAGACATTGCAGCAGCCACCGGCGCCGATTTGGCAACCGTCACTGATGCTATGGCTAAGGCCGCCAA